TAATATAAATATATAAAATGAACATTTTTAGAATTCGCAACATAATATTTCTATTTTTGTTGTTAGTTGCCACTATTTTATCAGGACTTTTATTTTCAGTTGAATCATTCACTAGTTCATCACCTAATAATAGAGGAAAAGGAATTGGAGATATTTACACAGCTCCATTAGATATGTCATTAAATACAGATAATTCTAGATTGTTTGTTATTCCAACCAATTTTTAATTAAACACTTTAAATTTAGCAGCATACATGCCGAACAATATCAATATCATACCAACATAATCATCAATAGTTGTTGGTAATTTTAACCAAAACGCATTAGACCATAACTGAGCTAAAAAATCAAAAACATAAGATGATAATGCTAGTTGTGCTGGATTTAAAAATGTTATTCCAATGCGTTGTGCTGGTATAACAAACATCCATTCAATAGATGCCCAAAATTCAGAAGATAATATTTTCATCATGATGCCGGCATCAGCCATTTCAGGAGTTGTTTGGGTAAACAAAGCAAAATCCATAGTTATTCCAATCATTATATTTAGAAATAACCAAAATATGACTAATAGTATAAAATTCATTATATATTATATATATAAAATTATCAAAAGTATATATATAATGGATTATTCTAAACTACCTTATTATGCCTTATTTTTATTTTTATTTATTTTGGCTCAAAGTCTATCAATGTGGGGTCAATATGTGACACTACCTTATAAATCATTAACTATGTGGGAAGCTTATAAAATGGCTATTCCATTTGCTTGGCTTGATTGGCTAGTAATGACGTTTACAGTAATGATAGGACATAAATACGAATTAGTTACCCCTACTCAAGATACATTTTTATTAATAATTATACAGTTTTGTTTAATTTTAATAATAAATCAATATTATTTAAAAGAAAAGATTTATAGAAGTGATATTATCGCTTTTTTCATTATTTTATTGGGATTTTTTGTTAGTTTTTTGCATATAGTTTCTAAAGCATTTAATATTTCTATTCCAGAACATATTGGTTCTGAAAATCCAGATGAAGCTTCTGCTACAATAAAATCTATGCGATACAATGTTGTAACAAAGTCTGCCGGAGATATGGAATATTCAGATATTAAAGAAGTAGAACCTGAATTAGAAGAAAAATAAAAAATAAAAAATAAAAAATAAAATGTAATAGTATAATATAGTAATGATTAGTACATCAAATACAAAATCTCAAACAAACAAAGTAAAAAATGGTATATCTTATGAACAAAACGGTTGGTTATATGTTTCTATTAAAGGAAATCCTAAAGAGAGAGGATATGCTTATGGAAAACTTATTTATAAAGAAATGAAAAAAGTAAGAGAAACATTGGATTTTATTATTTATAATGATTATGGTGTAAAATGGGATTTTTTTATTGAAGCATCTAACAAATATTACAAACAAAAAATAATGGATATGTTTCCTGAATTTTACGAAGAGATGGAAGGTTTTGCTGAAGGATGTACTGATGGAGGTTTTAAAATGAATGTAGACGATATAGTTGCTTGGAATAATTATTTTACTTTAACTGAAAGTTGGTGGGCAAATATGCCTGAAGAAGAAAGTATTGCTTTAAGAGGTGCTATAAAATCAAATGCTGGGTCCAGAGAAGGCGGTTCAGGTGATCGTTGTAGCGCATTTATTGCCAATGGTTCATGGACAGCAGATGGTAAAATTGTAGTTGCTCATAATAATTTTTCTAACTTTGTGGATGGACAATTTGCTAGAGTTGTTGTTGATTTGAAACCAACAAAAGGAAATCGTTTTATTATGATGGGATTTCCAGGTTGGATTTGGTCTGGAACTGATTTTTTTGTCACTTCTAAAGGAATTATTGGTACAGAAACAACTATAGGTGGATTCATTGCTTATGAAAATAATGTTCCTATTTCATGCCGAATAAGAAATGCCATGCAGTACGGAAATACATTAGATGACTATGAGAAAATGTTATTAGATGGCAATTCAGGCGACTATGCGAATTCTTGGTTATTTGGTGATACAAATACAAATGAAATCATGCGGATAGAGTTAGGATTAAAATATAATAATGTAGAACGCACTAAAGATGGTTATTTTATTGGATTTAACGCACCATATGATCCACGAATACGTAATTTAGAGTGTATAAATACAGGTTTTGACGATTTACGTCGTCATCAAGGAGCTCGTCGTGTACGATTAGCTGAATTAATGGATCAACACAAAGGAAAACTCAATATACAGATAGCTCAAGAAATTATAGCGGATCATTATGATGTATATCTTAAAAAAGAAAATCCATGCTCTAGAACATGTTGCTCTCATTATGAGCTAGATGCGCGCGAATATATGTCAGATCCTTCAAGACCGAAACCATTTCAACCGCGTGGCGCATTAGATGGAAATGTATGCGATACAACAATGGCCAAAGCGATGTCATTCAGTTTAAGATGGGGTTCTTCATGCGGTACTCCATTTGATAAGAACAAATTCTGTGATGAACATAGAGAGTGGGATTATTTGAGACCTTATTTGAATGATCGTCCAGAACAACCATGGACGACGTTTACGATAACAAATGATAATGAAAATAAAATGAATAAAAAAAATAAAACTGTAAAAAATAAAGGTGGAAAAAAGAATAGATCTAATAAAAAATAAATATATTAAAAATAACATTATAAGTTAATATATTTTGTATGTCCATTGTTTTTATGGTAGGTGATCATATAAAAAAGTCAATAAATAATCTAATAATAGATAATACAATATATAAAATAGTTGAGTTAAAGGAAGTAAAAGGTGGTAATTGGCATGATGGATTTGATAAAAGCATTATCGCAACTATTTCTAGTGATACTGAACCTGAAACAGATGAATATTGTGTTCAATATACTAACAATATGTGTCAAATAAATTCAAGTTTTGCTATAAAGTTAAATTAATTCATTATATCTTTAGTTACTTGATTTTACAATAATTAAATATTATATAAAAATAACATTATAAACATTAAAACATTATATTATTATAATATATTACAATGAGTTCTCCTGATTCAATTGCTTGGAACATAATAGATAAATTTTTTAAAGATAATCCATACAATTTAGTAGCACATCATTTAGATTCTTATAATGATTTTTTTAGCAAAGGAATTTTCCAAATATTTAAAGAAAATAATCCTATTCGGTTTGTTGAACGTGAAACTCAAACCATAACAGATAAAAAAGGCAAACGAGCCACAGAAAAGGCTGTAAAAATTGGCGACAAAGAAAATCCCAATGAATGTCGTTTATTTCTAGGTGGTAAAAATGGAGACAAAATATATTTTGGAAAACCAATTATTTACGATGATATTAGTCCTAATGAAATTCCCGAACCATTTCCTCATTATATGTACCCAAATGATGCCCGTTTAAGAAGCATGACATATGGAATTACCATTCATTATGATGTAGATATAGAACTTGATTATTATGTAGATGAAAATATGGTTTCTGAAACCAAGATTTTAGAAAAAATATATCTAGGACGATTTCCTATTATGCTTCATTCTAATTTATGTATTTTGCGGGGTCTATCTACAGAAGCTCGCTTCAATTTAGGAGAATGTCGCAATGATTTTGGCGGTTATTTTATTATTGATGGAAAAGAAAAATGTATATTAAGTCAAGAAAAATTTGCGGATAACATGCTTTATGTTAGGAAAAACAAAGCGGATGATCTTTATAGTTATTCATGTGAAGTTCATTCTGTATCCGAAGACAGTTCTAAACCAATTCGTTATTCTTCTGTTAAAATTATTGCTCCTGATGCGGTTTATACTAACAACCAAATCGTAGTTGATATTCCTAACATAAAAAAACCTGTACCTTTATTTATTTTAATGAGAGCTCTTGGAGTAGCATCTGACAAATCTATAATAGAATATTGTTTGTTAGATTTAAAAGCAAACTCTAATATGCTTGATTTATTTATTCCTTCTATTCATGATGCAAATCAAATATTTACACAAATGAATGCTTTAGAATATATGCGTCATCTAACAAAGCGTAATACGATTACATCCGTAATTGACATTTTGATGAATTATTTTTTACCTCATATTGGAGAAGACAATTTCTTGAATAAAGCATATTATATTGGATTCATGGTAAATAAAATTTTAAGAGTTTATATGGGACAAGAAAAACCAACGGATCGCGATAATTTTAAATTCAAACGCATTGAAACATCAGGAACATTAATTTATGGACTATTTCGTGAATATTATTTAATTCAAGCCAAAAGTATTTTTCTTAGAATGGACAAAGAGTTTTACTATCAACCAGGTAAATATAGAGCGAATTTTCCAAGTCTTATTGAAGATAACTACAAAGAATATTTTAAGGTGCGAGTCATTGAGGATGGATTTAAAAAAGGATTTAAGGGTAATTGGGGTGCGGATGAAAATACAAAGCGAGTTGGATTAGTACAAGATTTGAATAGATTGTCATGGTTTACATTTATTTCTCATTTAAGAAAGATTAGTTTGTCAATGGATCCAACATCAAAAGTTGTGGCACCACATTTACTACATAGTTCTCAATGGGGCATCATTGATCCAGTAGATACTCCAGATGGAGGTAATGTTGGTCTTCACAAACATATGGCAATTAGCACCGCTATAACAAATGGATTTTCCTCTTATCCTTTAATGAAGTGGTTAAGAGCGAACACACCATTGAAACTGCTTTTAGAATGTAATTCTAGTATTTTAGCATCTATGACTAAAATATTTATAAATGGAAATTGGATTGGTGTTATTGAAAATCCAATTGAAATTGTGAATACGTTGAAATTATTTAGACGTAATGGCGTAATACCAACGTATACAAGCATTTCATTCAGTTATGAATCAAATGTGATTTATTTATATACAGATAGTGGTAGGTTAACAAGACCCGTTTTTTATAGAAATATTCAAAAAGAAGATAAAACAGGCAATTTAATATATACTTATATTTCTTACAATAATGGTAAAATAAAAGATCTAATTGAGGCGAGAGAATACACATGGCAGCAAGCTGTTTCTGGTTTTGAACCGAAGAGTGACGAAAATTTTGCTGTTCGTAATAATATTTTATATGATACAAATGTATTATATCCTGGTCATAGTTCATTAGCCAATTTACTTGATATGTTTGAAAACAAAAAAGGTATTATTGATTATATGGACACATCAGAAGCAGAAAGCGCATTAATTGCTACAACAGTAGATCAAATAAAACAGAATAAGTATTTTACTCATGTGGAAATAGATCCTTCATTAATGTTTGGTGTAATGGGCAACTCAATTACATATCCTGAAGATAATCAATTGCCGCGTAATGTTTTTTCTTGTGGTCAAAGTAGACAAGCCGTTTCAGTATATCATTCAAACTATCAAATGAGATTAGATAAAATGGGAGTAATCTTAAATTATGGTCAAACGCCTTTAATTAAATCCAGATATCTAGAATATATTAATCATGAAGAACAACCATATGGAGTAAATGCGATTGTGGCAATTATGTCTTATACTGGTTACAATGTAGAAGATGCTATTTTAATTAATAAGGGTTCTATTGATAGAGGTATATTTAGAACCATTTATTATACTAGTTATGAAGCCAGAGAGACAAGTTCTAAAGTATCGGGTATGTCTGTCAATTCATCTTTTACAAATATTGAAACAAAGCAAAATGTAAGCAAGTTGAAAGAAGACTATGATTACAGTCAATTAGATGAACATGGATTAGTTAAAGAAAACACAATGATCGATGAAAAAGTCATATTAATTGGACATGTATCATCGGCACCCGATCAAAAAGGCGAATATACAGATGATTCAGTAACAACCAAAAAGGGTCAACTTGGATACGTAGATAAATCTTTTATTTCTGAAGGAGAAGAAGGGTTTCGTATTGCTAAAATTCGTATTCGCGAAGAACGTTTGCCGGCAATTGGTGACAAAATGGCTTCGCGTTGTGGACAAAAAGGTACTCTGGGATTAATTATTCCCGAAGAAGATATGCCTTTTACTGCGGATGGGGTTAGACCAGATTTAATTATTAATCCACATGCGTTACCATCTCGTATGACAATTGGTCAATTAGTGGAGTGTTTATTTGGTAAGGCGTGTACCATATATGGTGCTTATGGAGATTGTACCGCATATGCGCAAAAAGGTGCCAATTATAAAACATATGGAGAGATGCTCACTAAAATGGATTTTCATAGTTCTGGAAATCAATTATTATACAATGGTTATACAGGTGAGCAAATTTATTCGGAGATTTTTATAGGACCTACATACTATATGCGTTTGAAACATATGGTTAAAGATAAAATAAATTATCGCGCAACAGGACGAAGAAGTGCCTTAACACGACAAACAAATCAAGGACGAGCTAATGACGGAGGACTACGTATTGGTGAAATGGAACGTGATGGCATTATGGGACACGGTCTATCATATTTTTTGAATGAATCGTATATGGTTCGTGGAGATCAATATTATATGGCAGTTTGTAATAAAACAGGAATGATTGCTATTTATAATCCAAATAAAAATTTATTTCTCAGTCCAATGTCAGATGGTCCATTAAAATTTAATCGTACTCCTGAAGGCGAACCTATTTTGGATGTATTTAGCAGATTTGGTCGTTCATTCAGTCTTTTAAGAGTTCCTTATGCGTTAAAATTATTAATACAAGAGCTACAAGTAATGAATGTTCAAATGAGAATAATAACGGAAGAAAATGTAGACCAGTTGCTCAATTTGTCATATCAATCTAAAAATTTGAATAAATTAATGAATGTAAGTGATACAGATTTTAAAGACATGAATGCGTTAGTTACTCAATATAAGAGCCAATTAAATGAAAAAATAAGTAAATCTTCAAATGAAGCTATATCAAGAAGAAATAGTGATGCCGCATTAAGAATGAATATACAAGAAGTTGAACCCCAAAAATTTGATGGTATTGATGTACAAGTAAATCCTCAACAACAACAACAACAACAACAATTTTATGAAAATAAATGGGAAGATCTTTCTGAAGCGGAATTAGCTGAAATTGATAAAAAATTAGGATGGTTTCCTCCTAATGAAGAGGGAACATTATCAAGTTCAAGTTCCAATGTTATGAATCAATGGCAACCCCAGAATGAATGGAATACAACAAGTAGTCAATTTAGTCCAGGATTTGCTGCCCCCGATTTTTCAGAATCAGGATTAAAAGACATGTGGACTAAACTAACAGATGAAGAACAAAAACAAATTATTTCTTTACCTGATGAAAAACAAGAAGAAGCAATGCGAAATTTATTAATTACACGAGAAAAATTACCAATAGTACCAAATTATGGATCAGATGGAGAATTAAACTCATATTTTACCAGATTATCAAGACCAGAACAAATTAAATTACTATTAATGTCACTTGAAGATCAAAAAAAACGATTGGAAGAAATGGCAAAAAATGGGAATCCTTCTGATGAATTTAATAAATTACGAATCATTGTTCCTGAAAATAAAACTTCAGCAGAAAAATTATACGAAAGTCCTGAATTAAAAATGTTAGCTCCTACTGAAAATAAAGATAATGATAAGAAAGACAGTAATAAATCAGAAGGAGAAAGTAGCGATAAAAAAGATGACACAAGTAATAAATCAGGCGGTAATAGCGATAGCAATATTAAAACTGTAAGATTTTAATAAATAAATAAAATAAACGTATTTTAATAATTTTCAATTATAAATAATATAATTTAAAATTGAAATGAAATAAAATCAATATGTCTATATTATAATATAAGACAATGTCCAGTCAAATCAGCAGTTTAACTTCCGCCGTATACAAATCTAGAAGTATTCTTTTAGAGCAAATGAATACACAAGGTTATGATATAAGTGAATATAATGGCTTTAGTGTTAATGAAGTAAATACAATGAAAACCAATAATCAACTTGATATGATTTTAGAAAAATTGGACGAAGACCCCACCACAAAAACCAAGGGAAAAATATATATTCGCTATTATTTAGCAAAAGCGTTGCGTCCTAATAATTTGCAGGAAATGTTAGACGACCTCTTTATGGTAGAAGAAGTACTAAAAAAAACAGATACACTGCTGATTGTGGTAAAAGATGAGGTAAATGAAACCTTGTCAAACACATTAAAGCATATTTGGGAACAAGATAAAATTTTCATTATAATTCAAAGTTTAAGGCGATTACAATTTAATTGTTTAAATCATGTTTTGGTACCACCACATCGTGTATTATCTGCTTCAGAAACAATTCAAATTAAAACACGATATAATATTATGCATGATGGACAGTTTCCAGATATATCCAGATTTGATCCAGTTGCTCAGGCAATAAGTATTAGACCAGGTCAGGTTTGTGAAATAATTAGACCTAGTAAAACAGCAATTAGTGCTCCTTATTATAGAATTTGCAATAATAATTAAATAAATATATAATTTATATATAATATGAATCCACAAGCAAATAAATTTGATGAAAAAATAAAAGGAATAAAGAATAGTTTTTTTTCAGCTTTAGATGATTTTAAAAAATATTATGTGTATTATAATAAAAATCCAGAAGTAGATGAATATCAGAATTTTTTTTCTACAAGTAAAGGACATTTACAAGGATTAAATTCCGAATTATTTATAGTTACTAATAATATTCAAAAAAATATTAAAGATTTAAATACAGAAATGGCAGCCATTTCAAATAAATTAAAGGATGAAAAAGATTTAAGTGCTGAACTATTATTATTAATAAATAATATTCAAACAACTGAAGATGGATCAGCAATTATGATAGATGATGCCAAAGAAGAATACAATATACAATATTATAAAAATTGGGAATTATTTATAGGTATAATAGTCTTAACAGGAATAACGGTAAAGATCTTGAATAAACCAGTCAATTTACCATAATTTATAATTTATAATTTATAATTTATAATTAATACATTTAATT